CGACAACATTAACACACAAACAGGAGCAACTGCAGGTCTAAACTACTCAGCCCTTACCATTGTCGACACCCAACACTTTGAACTAGGTAACGAAGACATTTCGTTTAATATGACAAACGAAATAAACGCAATACTCGATGGATCGTTAACAGGTGTTACAGGGTGGGGTGTTGCCTATATGCCTGATTTGGAAACTCTAACGGGATTAACCTCAGCATACAGTGTAGGATTCTTCTCCAAATACACACAGACGTTCTATCAACCCTTCTTACAGACAAACTACAACGACCTTATAAAAGATGATAGAAACACATTCCTAAAGAATCAAACAAACAAACTTTACCTATACATCTACCAAAATGGAGATTACGTTAACTTGGACAACTTACCAGGTGTTAATATCTTAGATGCTAATGGTAATCCTTACGCTGGTGGACAAGGTCTTACAACATGTTTGGTGACAAAAGGAGTATATGAGGTAACCGTACCGAATATCTTCACAACTTCTCCAACACCATGCCTTTATTATGATCTATGGACAGGACTGACCATTAACGGACAATCTATCCCGAACATTGAGAATCAGTTTATACTCCAACCATACACCGCAGGTATTAACATAGGACCTATGTCTCGTGAACCTGAAAAGTTTGGTTTTGACTTCTATGGTATTCTTCAAAACGAAAAGATTCTTAACAATGAAATGCGTAAAGTGGGGGTTGTTGTTAAAAAACAATGGTCTACAAACGTACAAATACCAAACATCGACATTTACTACAGAGTATATGTGAGAGAGGGTACAACAGAGGTACAGGTACAAGATTGGACTCCTGTGAACAGAACGCCGAATGAATACTACTTCATGTTTGACATGAGGGATAAAATACCAAATGAGTACTTCGTAGATATACAAGTGAATACAAGTGGTGAAAAAGATATTTATAAAGACACATTACAGTTTCAAATCGTAAACAAAAAATGAAAAAAATAGTAAAACTTACCGAAACAGATTTAAAAAGATTAGTTAATCGTGTTCTACAAGAGGCAGAACATGAAAATGACAGATACATGTTTTTTTCGAATCTTGAACAAATCAAAAGACAAGCCGATATGTTATTGGATATGGATAAAGAAGTTCTTCATCAAATAATAGAGAATGGGCATGATTGGGCACAAGATCACGTTGCTAGCGCTAAAGAGAATATGGATCAAATCTTTGATTTCTTCATGAATGAGATTGAAGGTGATGGTGAAGATAATCAAGATTACATGGAAATGAATGTTGATGTCATGGAAGGTAGAAAAAAAACGGGTACTAAGTTATGTGCTCGAGGTAAGTCAGCTGCTATGGCTAAGTATGATGTTTACCCTTCAGCGTATGCAAATGGATACGCAGTACAAGTCTGTAAAGGAAAACAACCTGGTCTTGACGGTAAGAAAAGATGTTCAGGTGCTTATTGTTAATTTTGTGAATTGATTTCTTTGTTGTATATTTGTAGTTAAATAACTACTCATGAAAAACCACTACCACAAATTCCGTAGATTTATTCAGAAACAATCTTTAAGAGTTTTTCGTTTACTTCAAACAGATTACGATAAATCTGTTTACGAAAGGGATTCGATTGCTATTTGTAAAAGGTTAATTAATCAAAATGAGAGTACCTTACTTCTGACTCCTCGAAGTGGTAAACGTTATATTAAAAGTGAAAAATCTGATATATTTATCATTTTGGATAGTCACAGAGTTAAGATTATTAACCACGTATATGCCTATGATGTTTATATAACAGACAAACCGTGGAATTATTTGATTGATTATTTTGATACCGAGGTTGAAAAACGTAGAGACGAGTTCGAAAGACAAATTACATCTAACATTCAAAGTTCACTACAAAAAATTTTACACGAAGTCAAATGAAACATCCATTCCACACTTTATTCTACATTGGATTCTCTGTAATGTTATTCACAGTATCATTACTTGTTTCATTACTTGTAAAAATAAGTGATATGTTACCCCTTTTTTCAAAGGAAAATGTATCCGTTATTAATACTGAAGTAATCAAAGGTGATTCTGTAAAACTATCAAAGCCAATCACACCTGAGGTTAAACCTATTCAGAAAGTTTTAATAAAACAAAGTTCAGAACCTAAAGTTGATATACCTGTCAATCTCGTAACTACTGAAACAATTGACAGTAACGTTGTCTCCACTAATGATTCGACTTCAAAGACTCCTTAAGAACTTTTTGTATTAGGTCTCTCAGTCCCTCATTTTTTTTCTTTGGCTTGTAAGACGTCATAGTTGGTTTGTTACCCTTACCAACTTTGGGATCTTTTTTTTCTGCACTTCTTTTCTGTGCGCAAGCCGCCTTTTTTTGTGAATCAGTCATTTTTGAAGCAACGCCAGCTGCCCTACATTTTGGATAACCTTTCGAATCCGCATCAGGTCTTCCACAAGGTGGATGACCTCCACCCTCTTTTTTTCTACAAATATTAACCCATGGTCCTTTTGGTTGTTTGGAACCTTTCGGTTTTTTTTTCGTACCGAACCAAACTGCTAAATCTTCATTTAACATTTTTTCAAGAAATTCTTGTGAGTTATTTGACATATTTTTTCTTTTTCTTATATATAAATACAATGGACAATTCGTTTATACTTTTTGATAGAATTCAGATAAAAGAAGATTCTCATTTTGAATCTTTTATCGGTGACTTGACTGAGGAACAATCTTTATACATAATTAGATTAGCTATTAATGCTGCATTGAGTAAAGGTTTATATTCTTTGGAAGAATCAGAGATTCTTTCCAAATCCATAAGAATACTTAATCGAACTGATTTGAATCAGAATAATACAGGGTCGTAGGACCCATTTTTTTTGCATTAGAGTGATGAACAAGAACGAAATGAGTAAACGTATAGTTGAGGGTGAATACTTCCTTACAACAGTTGTTAGGAATGGACATCGACCTTATTATGGGGATAAATATGAACAACTCAGAACTGAGGTCGAAGTTTTAAGGTGTTTGTATTTTGGAAATGAGTCTCCGTATTGTAAACCAAAGTATAGAAAATAAAAAAGGGGACCGAAGTCCCCTTTGATAAAGTGTTTTGAGATATTATCTCAATTCTCTCAAGTCGAATGTTCTAACACCATCAACTGTGATTCTACCGTAGAAACGGTTGTTCACCATCTTCTTAGCGTATCTTGTCATGATACCCTTGATCGGGGTGAAGTTGAATGGGTTATACATCGTTGGAGTGAGTTGTAGAGGTACATACGGAGCGTAAATGTAACCTGTATCAAGTAATGATGTACCTTTGTGTCCTAACAACACCTGGTTTGCAGGGAAGTATGGGTCACGGTAAACCTGATATCTACCAGCAAGTGTACCAACTCTTTCGATACCCATGTTGTATTGATCTTGCTCAGGAGCTGCGTTCGATACGTGGAAGTATTCCAAGTCGTCGAAGATTGCAGAAACCTCTGAAGATACAACGATCCAGTTAGCACCACCTCTTAAGGTTGACTTGTGGATTTGAGCTGAGATTTGGTTGATTGCTGTGATAAGAGTTTGGTTCCAGTCCTTCTGTGTGTAAGGAACTGCGTTTGTTCCAAGTCTCTTCCATCCATTGTAGTCCCAACGAAGATCCCAAGCAGCACCTTTTCTAAGGTCTCTCAAGATTTCACGGTCGATTTCCGCAGCAACTTGTTCAGACAATAAAGCTGTCAATTCAGCTTCAGCGTCTATGTTGTGGAATGCCGCAACGTCTTGAGCCATTTCAGGAGACCATTGAGCTCTAAGTTTTCTTTCAGTAACCGAAACAGTCACAGACTGAAGGTCGAAAGAAACTTCACCGATCTTATCTTCAAACTCCAAGTTTTTGTAAAGTCTGTAAGTAGAAACAAACGCATTGTTTGCCGAAGTGTTCGAAGAGAACGGTGTTCCAGCATATCCATCGATACTGTTTGCACCTACCTCTGCAGGTACTGTAAGGTCAACTTCCAAATAGATTTGACCTTGAGCGTTACAAACGTCATCGTATCTACCACCGTCAGTTAAACTACTTGGGTAAAGAGCTGTCGCTTGTGAACCGTATTGAACGATACCTTTACCATATCTTTGAGTAACAACTCTGAATAGATAGTTGTTTGACGTGTTAGCTGAAGTATATATGTTACCAGCAGCACCTCTGATTGTCAAACCAGCCAAGAAAGTTTCAGTATCCATTGGGTTACCATCAGGACCGATAAGTTTACCAGCACCGTCTGATGCAAAACCTGTCATAATCAACAATACTTTAGTAGTTGCTGAGTTGTACGCATAGTTCGCAGGTGCTAAATTAGTTCCAGCCCAAGTTGCTGTGTAGACAGATGTGATTGGTGCTGTGATAGCGGTCCACTCACCTCTTGAATAGTCGAAAAGACCTGGAGGATCCAAAGCAGCTTCGTTACCTTCGTAGAATCTATCATAAAGGTCTTTCTGTTGGTTTACGTCATAACCACTGTTAGGTGTTTGACCAGCTTCCGCATTAGGTGCACCGTAAGGTGCGTAGTGTTGTTTATTAGTTGCAGTGTCTACTCTGTAATCCTGAATTAGAGGTACGAAGTAGAAAAGCTTACCGATAGGTAAGTTCATTGCCTGAACTGAAACGATATCGTTAGCAAGAAGTTTAGAGAAAACTCTTCTAACGATTGGGAAAACTACAGTTTCGAATGAACCTGAGTCAGCCGTTGTTGAAGCTTCGTTTATGAGGTATGAAGCTTGGTTTTCGTACAACTGAGCTACGTTTTCTTTAAGGTGTCCATTAAGACCCTCGAGGAATCCTAATTTGTCCCATTTGTTGATTGTATCTTCTTTGATAACTTTAAGGTGCTTAAGACCGATGTTACCAACAAGACCACTTTCTAATAATGCTCCCATTTTAATTTTTGTTTTAGAGAATTTTTATTTTATAATTTTGACATCAAATCCTTAATTCTTAAGAACTGTGGATTTTCGTATGTCTTAGACTCAATGAGGTTTTGTGCAGATCCTGAAGAAACAGAATTATTTACCGATCTTTGAACGCTTTCATTAATGCTCTTAGAATCGGTAGTGTCCAATTCCTCTTTGATAGTCTTATAGAGATTCTTTGACTCCTTCAAGTTTTCAACTGAATCAAATCTTCTCAAAATGTTTATTTTTTCTTTTTTGGTAGTGGAGTGCTCTGTGAACAATCTCGTTGCATATGCCAAGTTTGAGTTGAATACAGCAACTTCGTTAAGTTTTTCTCTGAAAACATTCAACGCTTTTCTGTACTCTTCATTCTTCTCTCTCAACACTTTTAATTCTGCTTCGACAGATTCTACTTTTACACCATTATCACCATAAACATAATTTCTATTGTTAGTGATACCTTTTCTTAAACCTCTACCTTCTTTCGATCCGAAACCGTAAGTACGTGCAGCTTCTTTAGCTTCCTTCTTTTCGTAATCCTTGTAGTGTCCTTTTTCGTCACCAGCTTTCTTTTCAACACCGTCTACTTTCTTACGTTTGTATTCGTGTTTCTTAGAACCATAGTTCTCTTCCATTTCACCTTCTTTGAATTCGAATTTAGCTTTACCTGTACCCATTGTTTTTGGACCCTCTTTCTTATGGTCATCAAAGCCCTGCTTAGGTAATGTTTTACCATACTTAAATTTGGGACTTCCCATGCCAACGCCTTTAGGTTTTACAGTCATCTTAGCTTCAGACAAATCATAGTCTTCAGTGTTGTGTTCCCCGTCCATCATGTCCGATTCTTCCATTTCACCTTCTTCCATGTCGTCTTCTTCCGACATCTCGATTTCATAGTAAACGTCATCACCTTCTTCCATCTCTTCTTCCATGTAGTCACCTTCCAAGTTTAGAGAAGCAAGAACAGCATCAAGGTCAGCGTCTTCATCTTCCATGTCCATTTCCATGTCCATATCTTCCTCTTCCTGCTCACCCATTTCCATTTCGATGTCATCTTGTTCGCCTTCGTTCATTTTTACAATGTACTCAACGTCTTCATCACTGTCAGTGATGTGAACATTATCACCATCCTTTTGAACCATGATTCCGTCCTCTTCACCCATAGCTTTGAAAATTTTCAAAATTTCTTCGTCTGATGCGTTTGTTAAATCGATAGTTTCTTCCTCGTCGTCAAATTCCATGTCCATATCCATGTCCATTTCCTCATCATCTTCGAGATCTGAATCCATTTCGTCGTTATCAACATCCATCTCCATGTCATCCATTTCGATATCAGTATCCATTTCAATCTCATCCTCATCTTCTTGTTCAGAGAGAGATTCTTTTACTAATTGACTGATTTCTTCCTTCATAGTAGAAGCAAGTATTCCTTTTGCGTTTTCGGCAATTACTTCTTCAACATTCTTCATTTGAATAAGAGCCTCTTCAACTAAATTTTTAGTATCTTGCATACAAAAAGTTATTTATTTTTCTTATAAATAGTTCAGTAAACAAAAAAAGTTCATTTTTGATGTTTCTATAATGAAAAACACCAAAAATGAACCAAAAAAAAAGAGTGGAACCCCACTCTTAATTTATTCAATCACTTCGTCAATTTTACTTTCCCCAACTGAGAAGATTCTCCAATCATGTTGAAACCCTTGATATTTCTCTGTGACCTTTGCCTCGACATCGGTAACTGAAAAACCTTTAACAAGTTTTTCTTCTCTGATTTTTTTTAATCTACCTGAATTTTCATCGGGAAGTTCATAAACAACTTTAGCTACAAAATATTTCTCATCCATGTTTTATAAGTTTTAACGTTTTAAATAATCGGTTAATTTTTTCATTAAATCAACAGACTTCTCCATGTTTGTACCACTTGACTTTACTATTTTTTCTTCTTCAAGATTTTCTTCGTACTTTGTTCTTTCATCAGGACTACCGAACAAATACGCACCAGGTGTTGATGGTGAAGAAACTAAATCAAAACAAATCAATTCAAAATCATCTTGAACTTCATTTTGTTCTCCAACTTTTTTAAGGGATCCAACTCCTCTTGAGGAAACACCCATTGTAACTCCTTGTCTCATAAGGTTAGCAGCAATGTCACCTTTTGTTGAAACAATGCCTCTTTCGTGGAAACCTGGTGAAGTTAAAAGTTTTAACTTACCCATAAGGATGTGTCCATCCCACCAAATATCCGTAATCATATGAGCAACTCTATCTAAATCAATTAAAGATGATTCGGGGTGATTTAACTCAGATGTTGATAAACCTTTTTTAATGATGGTCTTGTACTTGTCAGCCTCTCTTTTGAGAATTCTTTCAGGGTATACCCTACCATTTCTGTTGGGTACACCATACTTTTGTAGAACGGCATAAAACTCAAAAGGATTTCTATAATCAATCTCTTTTTGTTCTTTTAATATGTTTATGTTCAATGGATCTGATGGGGATACGTAACCCGCGTCCATTTCAATAAGAATACCCTTACCTACTTGACTCGCACCCAAAATACTATAATCTTTCATGAATGTCTTTTAAAAGATAAATATTATGGTATTACATAACTTCTTCTAATAATGTAGATTTAGATGGTGTGAATATAAAATATTTGTTTTTAAAGACACATTCTTTATAAATCTCTCTCACAATAACCTTTACAGAGTCTTTTATAATATTTGATTTGAAATCGATATCTGTATTTGTAAAAAGATTTATTTCCAAGTTCATGAACGATTTTTTGTTAATATTAATTCCACTAGTTCTTAAATCCAAATCAACAATGAAGTGATTTTTATACAAACCCAAATCGAGACTTTCCAAAACCGAATGTTTGATGTCTCTTGATAAATTTCCTACAATACGATTCCAATTTTCGTATTCTTCTTTGGGTTGAACCCAACTTTGTATGTTAACATACAAAGATTTTAGTTTTTTTGAGTCTACAGTTCCGTATGTCGTTTTGAGTAATGGATAAGTATTAATTTTAACAGTTTTACCTTTTTTCATATTTCAGATTTTTCATCTGTTTATTTTTACAAAGTATAAGATGAAATTCCCCATACTCCAAACATATTTATAAAACATGTTAGTAGTTGAAGTAAAATCAAATATAGAAAAGGCGTTAAAAACCTTAAAAGGAAAGGTTATAAGGACTAAGCAAACAAAAATCCTTAATCAACGCAAGGAATTTGTAAAAAAATCAGTTAAAAAAAGATTAAACAAGAATAAGGCAATCTACGTACAAAAGTTTAAGACTGATGTTGAATAGAATCGTTTAAATGTTTTAATCTAACAAAATTTACTTGATCAAATTTTTCTGAAGTAATTTTATCAATAGTTTCTGTAAGTTTGTTTTTTACTTCAGAATCTTCTTGAGACTCCATTATTGTTTTCAAACTATTGA